AATTAGTTTAGCAACACCTAAACCCGAAGGAATAACCGCCTCTTCTATTCTTTCTTTAATTTCATCTCTAAATATGAAAGCCCCCGCCCCAATACCTACGCCTAAGATAACAGGAAGAGAATATGCGATAAGTAAAAGCCCCGCTTCTGATGGTAAATCCTTTTTATTCTCTCTTTTGTAATATCGATTTAAAGCGTCAGTTTGAACCTTTGATAATTTCTTAAACGTGCCGTCAGGCAATAACTCCAAAGCCATTTATCTTAATGCCTTTTTGACTCTCTCAGATTCTCGAAAAGCTTTAATCGTTGCGGGGTCTAAATTAATAACCATTTTTTCTTTAATTGGTTTGGGTTGGTTTTCTAATAATCTGTAATCATAATCGGGAGCATAAACGACAGGCTGACTTATTGTTGGTGTAGACGGTTCCATGAGTTGTCGTTTTTTCAATAAGTCAACGATAAAGAATAACTCCGCTATCATTTGCGTTTCCCCCCCCTTTTTTGTGTTTTTCTGAACGCTACAGCCATTTTTTTAAGGTTTAATTTGCCATTGCGGTATCTAAAGCGCGGTTTCTTACTGTTAGCTTTAACGTATTTGTTCCACGCTGAAAGCTTACGTTTAGGCTTGTTAAATGTTCGACCCGCCTGTAGGAACCTTTCGGGGTCTTGACCTCTTACGTTGCCTTTCCTTCTATCTTCAAGGGCTAATCTGTAGCCCCGTTCAAATCCGTCGTCATAACCTTCGCGATAAGTAGGCATTTAATTAGATACTCCCTTGAAAACTTCCTTGATCTAGTAAATTATACTTATAGAGCATTATACAAGCCTCATGAATGCGGTTTCTATATCCGATTCACCACCACTGTTATTAGTTATCTTAAACTGTAGTAGCTTTTGATTTCTTAAATTATTTTGAATATATATTATATTCCAAACGTCAGCCGTTAAAGATTCGGCGCTATCAAGATACAAATCCTCTATACGGCTATTACTGACGTGCCAACCTCTTAACGCACTAGCCGCGTCAACATCTCTTAAGTTAGCAAAGGCAAAGGTAGCAGGCCCCATTACTGCTTCAGTGGCGTAATTGCCCGCATTAGTCGGTTTAATAGCTAATAGAATATCACAAAAGCCCGTCATATCTAAAACCCATGGGGGATTACCTGTACTGCTTTGTGGTGCTAATATTGTGGCGCCGTTTGCTATTGCTTCGTCTTTAGCAAATGCAAAGAATTGTTCGTCACTACTTGTTCGGCCTTTCCAATCGCCTTTTTCATCTACGAAACCAGTATCTAATGTTGGTTGTATAAATTGTGGTACTTCAATATCACCGTTAACCGTTGCTGATTCAACGCCCGCTTTCCTTGTTAAACTCCATGGCGCGTAAGCTTCGCGCTTTTGAACCATGTTAATCTTATGCGAAAACCAAAGTGACCGCACAACTTGCGGTGCCTACATCAGTATCCATTGCCATAGCGACGCTTACTTGATTAGAACCAACAACCGGAATTGCTACATCTAAAGAAAAAGGGCCGTTAGTCATACCATTAGATGCTGGTGTGCCATCAACACCTTGTGAACCTACGGTTATTGTTTCTTGTCCTTGAGATAAACCATCACCGCTTAATTGTAAGGCAAAGGTTGTTGCCCCATTGCTTGCACTATCTGTTGCCACTGTTGCAATTATGCCCACAATAGAACTTGCTTGTTTTGGAATCTGAATGCTTGCGGTTGTGGATTGTCCGTATAAGCTACCTAAAGCTGTAAACGAATCTGCTGCTGTTAGTGCGCCTTCACGCGTTCGGTAGAATGCCATAAATCTAAACCTGTAATATATCCCGTTCTGGTGTCATTGCTTTGATTCGAATAGGTCCAAGCTTTGCCAAAGTTCCAGAAGCAAATCCTTTTGTTAATGCTTTACCAATAAATGCCCCTGCGAGGGTGGCTGTTATTAGTTGCTTATTACTTTGAACACTCGTTTCAAGTGTATTTATTGCCCCTTTAATATTTCCGTTCATTGCTTGTTCAAGTGCTGAACCTGCGCCAGTAGATTGCATTAAACTTAATGCGGTTCCGGCTTCTATTGCTGAAATGTTAAAACTCTTTTTTGCCCTGCGTCGTGGGGCCTTCCTTCTTGCGACCATATGCGCTTATTAGGAAGGCCCTTTAAAATGTTTCGAGATCTAGTAAATTGTATTTTAACCCCTGTCTTGAAGGAATTTAATACGGTCGCCATGTTCTTTTAAGATAACCCAAAGGGCTTTTTGACCACAAGTTGCGCACTGTTCAGCTTTAGGAACATTTAATTCAGCGCAATCACGTTGGTCACATCTCCAATAGTCCCGATATATATCTAATTCTTTAAGAGGTTTATATTCTTGTAAAGCCATATTTACTATATGTGACATAGTGTATCCTCTCTTATCTGCTAATTGATGAACTAACTTAAGCATTTTTGTATCTATAGTAAATGATGTCGCCCTTACTTGTTTGCGTGGTCGGCCCATTAAATCCACCTGTTATCTTCTACTATTCGATGCTTGTGGCTTTCAAAGGTTCCGTCGGCTTTCCTAACGCTTTGACACGTTAATTTATTCTTGTTTACCATCCCGCAACGACTACAGTGATTCGGCCCGCGATTGTAAGTTTTTCTTCGACGTTGTTGCTTTCGGGCATTTTTCAAATACCATGAAGCGGGTTTAAACTCCGGTTCAATTTCAGGTTCACTATAATCAAAATCTAAAACCTTTGTTTGTTTTTCGTCTACTGGTTTATCTTTACCGAAATAAAGAATATTCCATGTTCCATCTACATTAATAGATATTGTGGCCGTTATTTCGACCGTCATGCTTTCCGTTGTTTTGTCTTGTCGCAATGTTCTACACCTACATCACTATTGTAAGTGGTTATATAATATTATACTTATTCTCAGAATAAAAGAAAACATCACTAATATAATATAAAAAGAGTAATCCGTTATATATATATTATAGATATATTATTATATTATTTACCTAAAATGTTCTTAGGTAGAGGTGGTTTAGCGTTGATTACCCCCCCTTTTTCGGTGTCAGAATCCTTTTCGAGGGGTAAAATATGCCCTAAATTGGCCTTATTAGCCATATATTCGAGCATTACCGACCCCCAATCGGAAGCCTTAACAGCCTTTCTAATATTATTCATAGGGTCTAATTCTTTAGCTCGTTTGGTCATTTGACCAACCGAACCAAAAAAAGAAGCTTGAAATTCTTGAAGTTTATCATGCATTCGGTTTTCAATTTCTTCAATAATGGCTTCGAGTGCTTCTAATAAAACTTCATCGCTTTCGCTACTTTGAACCCATGTTGTCCACTTCCGACGCGATAACTCCGCGATATATTGCGATAAGAACCAATAAAAGACAGTCCAAACGGTAGCATATGCTAACAATACATACGTATCAATAACCATTTAATTAGGTAGTCCTTTGAAAAGTTTGGAGATCTAGTAAATCATACTTATAGGACATTCTTAACCTTGTTCCCATTGAGCTTGTGGTATTACATCGGGTTTACTACAACCCTCAAGTTTCATGCTTTGTATTGTGTTTAATTGCGCTAAAGCTTGCAAGGTTCCCCCAACAAAAGGAATAACGTGTATTTCGTTTTGGCTTACATAATCGCCCGCATAACGTTGGCATTTTGTTAATACGTTTCCTTGTATCGTTGTTTCGCTTGTTTGTGGTTCCGTTGGTGTATTTTTTTCACCCCGAACAAATCTTGTAATTAGTTTAGCAACACCTAAACCCGAAGGAATAACCGCCTCTTCTATTCTTTCTTTAATTTCATCTCTAAATATGAAAGCCCCCGCCCCAATACCTACGCCTAAGATAACAGGAAGAGAATA